GCAGGGTTCGAGGACCGTGGACCTGACGGTGGTGAAACAGCAGTTAAACTTCCTTACATTGTAACCCTCGCAGCAGGTTCAAGAGAAGTTTTATCTATTAGAAGAAACTTTGAAGTAGCAGACCCTAAGAAACAAAAGATTCCATACTTTGTACATTTTAAATTTTTACCAGGTTTAGGTTTTTATGGTTTCGGTTTAATCCACATGATTGGTGGATTATCTAGAACAGCAACATCCGCTTTGAGATCATTGTTGGATGCAGGAACATTATCAAATTTACCCGCAGGATTTAAAATGCGTGGTATCAGAATTAGAGATGATGCCCAATCTATACAACCAGGAGAATTTAGAGACGTAGACGCACCAGGTGGAAACATTCGTGATTCATTTATGACACTACCATTTAAGGAGCCGTCACAAACTCTATTACAACTTATGGGTGTCGTGGTTTCAGCTGGTCAGCGTTTTGCATCTATAGCTGACCTTCAAGTAGGTGAGGGTAATCAACAAGCTGCAGTGGGCACGACAGTTGCATTGCTTGAACGTGGATCGAGAACAATGAGTGCGATCCACAAAAGAATTTATGCTGCACTTAAAAATGAATTTAAGTTAATGGCAAGAGTATTTAAATTATACCTACCACAAGAATATCCATACGATGTCGTGGGTGGTCAAAGAATGATCAAACAACAAGACTTTGACGATAAGATAGACATCATTCCGGTTGCAGATCCAAACATATTTTCTCAATCTCAAAGAATATCTATTGCCCAAACGGAACTGCAACTGGCAACATCACAACCACAATTACATAATATGTATGCAGCATATAGAAATATGTATGAAGCTTTAGGTGTAAAAAATATTGATACTGTATTAAAACCACCACAAAGACCTATGCCTATGGATCCTGCGGTTGAACATATACAAGCTTTAGGTGGTCAACCTTTTCAAGCATTCAAAGGACAAGATCATCAAGCACATATTACAGCTCATTTAAGTTTTATGGCAACCAATATGGCAAGAAACAATCCTGCAGTAATGGCAAGTTTACAAAAAAATATTTTTGAACACATATCATTAATGGCATTGGAGCAAGTTGAAATAGAATTCCAAGATCAAATAATGCAACTACAACAAATGCAGCAAAATCCACAAATGATGAAAGATCCAAGAGTACAACAACAAGTTATGGATTTGAATATGAAGGTAGAATCTAGAAAAGCTGTTTTGATTGCAGAGATGATGGAAGAATTTATGAAGGAAGAGAAAAAATTACTGGGTGATTTTGGAAATGATCCTCTTGCTAAACTAAGAGCTAGAGAATTAGACATTAGATCACAAGAAAATGCTCGAAAAAGTGATGAAGCAGACAGAAGATTTGATTTAGATAAGATGAAATCAATGATGAACCAACAAAATACTGATGAAAAATTTGATCAGAATGAAGAATTAGCTAAATTAAGAGCTGATACGTCGATTGAAAAGACAATACTAAGTAAAACACTACCAAGTGCTAAAGATATGATGCCAAATATTGACATTATAAGAAAAGAAAACTAATTTAACTACTGATAAGGAGAAAAAATGGAAAAATTAGATAAAATAGTTGAAATGCAGACTCCAAAAGAAAAAGTTGAGGTTGATCCAAGATCAAAAACAACTGCTGATGGTGCTTATAACTACATTGCTAAAGGCGAAGAGGTTGTAGTTAGAGGAACTAAGAGAATGCTAAGAGAAAAATCTAAAACTGCTAAGTGGATATAAAAAATTATGTGGTTATCGGCAATTAAACTAGCCGTCTCTGCTGGAAGTAAGATTTATGCTAACAAGCAGAAGACGAAGATAGCTATGTCAGATGCACAGCTTATGCATGCATCTCGTATGGCCGAAGGAAAAGAAGCTTACCAAGGAAAACTTTTAGAGGCTCGACAGTCAGACTGGAAGGACGAGGCAGTTTTGATAATTTTAAGTTTGCCCGTCGTAATTTTGGCTTGGGCAGTTATATCAGATGATCCGACTGCTATGGAGAAGGTTCAGCTTTTCTTTGATATGTTCTCTACGCTTCCTTCCTGGTTCACAAATTTGTGGATCCTTGTAGTGGCGAGTATCTATGGTATAAAAGGAACACAAATTTTTAGAAACGGAGGAAAAAAATAATGCCAGGAAAACCAATTAGTAAAAGTAAAAATGCAGGTCTAGCTAAACTAGCTAAGTCTGGAGAAAAAGGAAAATCTTTAGCAAAAAAATTTGGATACAATCCAGAAAGAATGGTTGCTAAAAAAGGTGGAAAAGTTTCAAAATATAAAATGAAGAAGAAAAAATAATGGCAAAACTTTGTGCAAAAGGTAAAGCAGCAGCGAAGCGTAAATTTAAAGTGTATCCATCAGCATATGCGAACATGTATGCATCAGGAGTTTGTTCAGGTAAAATCACACCAGGTGGCAAAAAAGATAGAAAAAAAGCTATGGGTGGTGGAATGATGCGTGATACATATCGTAGTGGAGGACTTGCTAGAAGAAAAAGAGGTTCTGCATAATGAGAACTTATTTTTCAGAAGGAGGATTGCGTAAATGGGTAGCGGACAAATGGGTAGACATAGGAGCACCGAAGAAGAACGGGAAGTATCAACCTTGCGGAAGAAGCAAAGGTTCGAAACGGAAGTATCCAAAATGCGTCCCACTTGCAAAAGCCACACGGATGACAAAGTCGCAAAAGACGAGTGCTGTCAAACGAAAAAGAGCAGCAGGTAACCCAGGCGGTAAACCAACTAATGTAAAAACATTTGCATAATGAGACAGTTTTATTCAAAAGGAACAAACCCACCAAGAAATAAAAAAAATTTTAGATCCACAAAAAGTGGAGCTGGAATGACAGAAGCTGGAGTTAAAGCTTATAGAAGACTTAACCCAGGTTCTAAATTAAAAACAGCCGTGACAGGAAAAGTGAAGCCTGGATCAAAAGCTGCTAATCGTAGAAAGTCATACTGCGCAAGGTCACTTGGACAATTAAAAAGGTCATCAGCAAAAACTCGTAACGATCCAAACTCACGAATCCGTCAGGCAAGACGGAGATGGAAATGTTAACTAAAAAACAAAAAACAACACTTAAAAAACACAGTAAACATCATAGTGCTAAACATATGGCGAGCATGAAAAAAGACATGAAAAAAGGAGTGTCTTTTTCAAAATCACATAAAAAAGCTATGAAGAAAGTTGGTGCTTAATGATAATGGAAGAACTAGAAATAATAAGTAAACTTCAAAAAAGATTAAAAGATGCCTATCAAGCCATAGGTACTAACATTATGGCAGGTGGTATTGACAATATGGAAAAATATAAGTATATGTTAGGACAGGCTCATGCCTACCAATATATTACACAGGAAATCTCTAACCTGCTAAACCCTAAGGAGCAAAAAGATGATAATAAAGGAAAAGACAACATCCTCAAATTCGACGCCACCAAAAATTAAATTAGCGTTAGAAGAAAAATACGAAAAACAAAATGAAGAAGCTCATAAAAAAGAAGCTGATGCATACGAGCGTTTAAAAACAAAAGAAACATCAAAATTACCTAAACCTACTGGATGGAGAATGGTAGTTCTACCATTTAAATTACCAGAAAAAACTAAAGGTGGATTGTTTTTAGGACAAGATATTTTAGAACGACAACAAGTGGCCTCAACCTGTGGATTAGTATTATCCATGGGTCCACATTGTTATGACAAAGATAAATTTCCCGAAGGTCCTTGGTGCAAAAAAGGTGATTGGGTAGTATTTGCAAGATATGCTGGATCAAGAATCCAGATCGATGGTGGGGAAGTAAGATTGCTAAATGACGATGAAGTTTTAGCAACCATCGACAACCCCGAAGATATACTTCATCAATATTAATCATAGGAGATGACTATGCCAGAACAAGAAAAAATGGTTGACATTGATACATCAGGCCCTGGTGTTGATGTAGAGTTACCAGAAGAAAAAAAGAAGGACAATGTTACAGAACAACCAACAGAGGACAAAACATATGAAAATGAACGTGAAACAAAACTTGAAGACGGTGGTAGCACCGATGATACAGTTGAGGAATTTAATGAGTCTGTTGCTGTTCAAGATGACAAACAAGAAGACACGGAAAAGAAAAAAGAATTAGACGATTATTCTGATGGAGTAAAAAGAAGAATTGCTAAACTTACTAAAAAAATGCGTGAAGCAGAAAGAAGAGAAGAAGCTGCAACTATTTACGCAAGAAGTGTTTTATCAGAACAAGAAAAATTAAAATCTAGATTAGTTAAATTAGATACAAGCTATGTTTCAGAAATGGAAGGTAGAGTAAAATCTGGTATGGAAGCTGCGGTTGCTAAACTTGCAAAAGCTCGAGAAGAAAATAATCTTCAAGCTGAAGTCGCTGCATCTGCTGAAATATCTAGATTAGGTTATGAAGAAGCTAGATTAGCAGATATGAAAACTAAAGCATCTGCAAAAGCTGAAGAACCTGCTCCACAAGAAGAACAGTTTCAAGTTCCTCAACAACCAAGAAGAGTAGATCCAAAAGCACAAGAATGGGCAGATAAAAATACTTGGTTTAATCAGGATAGAATAATGACTGAAGGAGCTAAAGTAATTCATAGACAAATGACTGAGGAAGAAGGTTATGATCCTATATCTCATCCAGAAGAGTATTATATGGAAATAAATAGAAGAATAGCACTTGAATTTCCTCACAAATTTGTTAAGAATAAGGAAGAGACGACAAATAAACCTACTCAAACTGTTGCATCTGCAACGCGTAGTAGTAAGACCGGTCGCAAAACCCAAAGACTCACACCGTCTGAGGTAGCAATTGCTAAAAAATTAGGTGTGTCACTCGACGAATATGCGAAACAAAAACGATTAATGAACACGGAAGGAGCATAAGCATATGGAAAATGATAATGAAAAAAGAGCTTCTCGTGCAAGTCAAACTCGAGAAAAAGAAACTCGACCAAAAGTTTGGCAACGATCCAACAATTTAGATACTCCCCCTGCAAAGGACGGATACCGTTACAAATGGATCAGAGCCGAGGTTCAAGGATATCAGGACACAAGAAATGTTACTGGTAAACTAAGAGAAGGATATGAATTAGTGAGAGCTGATGAATTTCCTGAGTACCCGGCTATTGATGACGGAAAATACAAGGGGATGATCGGAGTTGGTGGCCTTTTGCTGGGAAGGATACCAGAAGAGATCGCAGAACAAAGAAACGAATATTATCGAACAATGCATGATGAAAAAGTCAAGGCAGTCGATAACGATCTTATGAAGGAGCAGCATCCAAGTATGCCTATCAATGTTGACAGGCAGACTCGTGTAACCTTCGGTGGCTCAAAGAAACGTTAATTTTTTAACAATTCCTAACCGCCGGATAAACTAAAAATGTCTATAAGGAGGACACAACTATGGCAAATCAAGACGCACCTTTTGGTTTAAAACCAATCGGAAAAGTTGGTCAGAATAGAGACGCTCAAGGTTTATCCGAATATAGTATCGCAGCATCTGCAACAGCGATTTACTTCCAAGACCCTGTCGAATTGGCAGCAACTGGAACAATCACTGTAGCAGCAGCAGCCGATGCACTATTAGGATCACTAAACGGTGTATTTTTTACTGACGCAACCACAGGCAAGCCTACTTATGCGAATCATTTAAACGCATCCAACGCAGCAACTGATATTGTTGGATTCGTTTCTGATGATCCGTATGAAAGGTTTGAAGTTCAATCGGACGGCGCAACTGCAAAAGCAGACGTCGGCCTTAACGCTGATATTGTGTATGCAGCAGGATCTTCACCAGATTATGTATCTCAAGTTGAGTTAGATTTTTCTGATCAGAAGACTGGTACAGCACAATTGAGAATAATTGGTATCTCTAAGGATCCAAGTAATAACACTGCAGGTTCTGCAAATGTTAACTTGGTGACTATTATTAATGAGCACCAATTAAAAGCAACAGCCGGAGTATAAGGAGGATAACTATGGCAATATCTAGAGGACAACTAGTTAAAGAACTAGAGCCAGGTTTGAATGCATTATTCGGTCTGGAATATAAACGTTATGAGAATCAGCACGCTGAAATCTACAGCACAGAATCTTCAGACAGAGCGTTTGAAGAAGAAGTGATGTTATCAGGTTTTGCTCAAGCTCAGACTAAAGCAGAA